GGGCGGGGCGATCTTCTGCGTGGTCATTCTCCTCGATGCCTGCTATCCATGGGTGTATGAACGGTTCCGCGCCAAGGTGTTGGGGCCGAGACGATAATGCCCGCACCATCACGCAGCTACGATGACGACCTCGTGGAGTGGTGCGCGTCCCTCTATGCGGATCCCCTTGCCTGGGTCTGCGGCGCGTTCCCCTGGGGCGAGCCAGGGCCCTTGCAGCACTATCGTGAGCCCGACGCGTGGCAATGTGAGTTTCTGGAGTGGCTGGGGAGCGAGATTAAACGGAGGGACTTTGATGGCGTCCATCCCGTGATGCCCATTCGCGCGGCTGTCTCGAGCGGCCACGGGATTGGGAAGGGCGCGTTGACGGGGATGTTGGTTAGCTTCCTCATGAGCACGAGGCGCCATGCGAAGGGCGTGATCACGGCGAACACGGGGCCGCAGCTGCAGGATAAGACGTGGCCCTCGATTACGACATGGGTCAAGCGGGCGATTACGCGCGACTGGTTCGAGCTGAACACGTCCATCCTGTATCGCAAAGGCCATCGCGAAGAGTGGAAGTGCAGCCCGCAGACGTGCGACCCGGACAACAGCGAGAGCTTCGCTGGCCAGCACAATGCGGCGAGCACGAGCTTTTACATCAACGACGAAGACAGCAACGTCCCGGAGATCATCCACGAGGTGCAAGAAGGCGGCTTGACGGATGGGGAGCCGATGCAGTTTCTGTTTGGGAATCCGACGAGACGCAGGGGCAGCTTTCACGACATCGTGTTCGCGGGCAAAGGGCGCGGGTGGAAGACGTGGCAGATTGATGCGCGGACGTGCCAGTTTCCGAACAAGGCGCTGATTGCGGAACAGCTGGAAGACTGGGGCGAGGACAGCGACCGGTTCCGGGTACGCGTCCGAGGCTTGCCGCCGAATGCGGAGGATGCGCAGTTTATTGATGCGGTGCGCGTGCGCGAGGCGCAGAAACGGAAGGTGGAGGTGCTGGATGATGAACCGCTGGTCGCTGGATGCGACCTTGCCTGGGGAGGCAAGGATAGCAACGTCATCAGATTTAGACGTGGTCGAGACGCGCGTAGTATCCCTGCTGTGCGTATTGCCGGTGAACTCACGCGTGATCCTTCCGTCCTCACCAACCGGCTCAGTGACGTTCTGGCTGGCAGCTATGGAGGGCATCGCGTATCTATGCTGTTCTTGGACTCAGCAGGAATCGCAGGATCTGTTGGGACCCGACTCCGTGAATTGGGCTTCACTAACCTCCTCGAAGTGAACTTTGGCGCGGACAGTCCTGACAAGAAATACCGGTATATGCGCGACATGATGTGGGGGCGGATGAAGGACTGGCTGGTCAACGGGGCGATTGACACGTCCCCGCGGCTCGAGAACGACCTGACGGCGCCAGGGTTGCGGGAGGATTTGAAGCAGCGGGTATGGCTGGAGTCGAAGAAAGAGATGGCGGCGCGAGACGTGCCGAGCCCGGATGAAGGGGACGCGCTGGCGCTGACGTTTGCGCAGACCGTGGCGCGGAAGAAGAAAGAAGAGCCGGTGCCGCAGCCGTCGTTTAGCGGGTTTAGCCAAAGCTGGATGGGATGAAGGGTGTAGACTCTGTGCCAATGTTCCACCTGCCCGACCTCCCCATTGTCGGCTACAGCACGACGCGTGAGCGGGCGTTGACGGACAACATCCAGGAGTTCATCCGGCAGATTGAGCGGGACCGGCCGCGGTTGCTGACGATTGTGTGCGAGGGGCGCGAGAAATGGCGCAAGGTGGCGGGCGATATCTGGCGCGGCTATCGGATTGGGGAAGAGGATGGCACCCTCAATGCGATCTTTGCGTATTTCGAGTTACTAGCGAGCCCGCCGCGCGTGCAGGCCAAGCTCTTATTGGCCCCGAAGAATGCGCTGAAGTGGCGAGAGACGATGCGGCAGGCGCTGCCGGGGATTGAAGCGGAACGCGAAGCCTTGAAGGGGATGAAACGATGAAGTCAAGACCGGCGATGAAAGTCAGCGGAGCGGCCTCCCATGCCGAGCAATTACTTGCGGAGTTGCGCTGGCTCGCTGGGATGGAGCGCGTGGCAGATGGCGATCAGGCGTTAGCGGTGGTCTTGGATCAATGCGCAGATCTGCTTGAGAAGGCGTTGAAACGGTGACGTTGGTCTATGCGATTTGGGCGAGCGTGTTAGCGGTGATTTTGGCGGTGGCGATCTGGTTCGTGAAGTGCGACATGCGGGGGAAGCAATGACGCTGACGCGTGGCGAACTGGAATACCTGCTCTTATTGGCCACGACGGAGCAGCAGCGCGTCCATGTGCATCAGCATGGCGTACTCCATCCCGTGCTGTTCCCGCATTGCCAGCATCCCGATTGTTTGTTTGTGCACGAGATCGCCGACCTCGTAGCGGGTATTCCGCGCAAGAAGCATCAGTTGATTGAGGTCGCCTAGTGGCGAAGGATCTGATTCGCGAAGCGCGCGAACGCTGGAACCGAGCGGCGGAAGCCGAAGAGCAGCAGCGCAATCGCATCGTGCGCGCGAAACAGTTTCGGGTGGGCGACCAGTGGCCGGCGGCGATTAAGCTGGCGCGCGAAGGCGGGAACAGCCTGCAGGGGATGGCGCCGCAGCCACCGCGGCCGTGCCTCGTGGTCGATCGGTTGTCGCAGCCGGTGCGGCAAGTGAGCAACACCATCAAGAATGCCAGCTTTGGGTTCGACGTGCTGCCGGCGGGTGGCACAAGCGACCAGGATACGGCCGATATCTTTAAGGGCTATCTGCGCTGGATGATGAACAACAGCCGTGGGGAATCCCCGATTGAATGGGCGGCCGACCAAGCGATTGAGGGCGGGATCGGCTGGTTCCGGCTGCGCACGGATTACATCAACGAGACGTGGGACGGGGAGCTGACCGAAGAGGCCATGTGGCAGGCGCTGCGAATGGAGCGCATTACGAACAATCTGAGCGTGTATCGTGATCCCTCGGCAGTTCTGCCGACATATTCCGATATGGGCTGGGCGTTCGTCACGAATGATATCTCGAAGGACGAGCACGAACGGAAGTGGCCGGATGCGGACCTGCGCGGGCTTGAGGCCTTCATGTCCACGGGCGATATGTCGAAGTGGTCCTCATGGGTGAGTGAAGAGAGCATCAGGATTGCCGAGTATTACCGCATCGTCTACACGAAGCGCCATCTGTATCAACTGCAAGACGGGACCGTCACTGAAGAAAAGCCTGATGACAAGAAAGACATCAAAGCTGAACGCGTCATGCAAGTGCCCAGCGTGAAGTGCGACATCATCAACGCCGTGCAATCGTTGCAGTCGTTCGATTGGGTCGGCTCGCGGATTCCGCTGATTCCGATTCTGGGCGAAGAGTTGAACGTGGACGGGAAGATCTGGCTGCGCGGCGTGATTGAAGAGGGCATGGACGCGCAGCGGATGGTGAACTACACGTATAGCGGCGCCGTGGAGATTTTCGCGCTGGCGCCGAAGAACGCGCCGATGATTGCGGCGGCGAGCGTGGCAAACTATAAGCAGATTTGGCAGACGCGCAATATCATCAATCACGCGTATCTGCCGTTTGACCCGTGGGACCAGGAAGGGAAAGAGTATCCGACGCCGATGCTGGATACGACGGAGCCGCCGATCCAGGCCGCCGTGGAATTGATGCGGGTCAGCGAGGATGCGATTAAGGCGACGACGTCGACGGGCGATGCGTCACTGGGGAATACAAACCCGAACGAGCGGAGCGGGCGGGCGTTGCAAGCCTTGCAGGCGCAATCAGACCTCGCCAATAGCAACTATCCCGACAATGTGAAGCGGGCGCTGATTTACGCGGGTGAGCTCGCTGTGGAGATCATTCCGAAGATTACGACGAAGGGGCAAATCATCCACATTCTGGGGATGGACGATGAGCCAGAGCAGGTAATGGTCGGTCAGCCGTATCAGGAAGGGCCGAACGGGCAGCCGCAACCCTCACCGCCGAACATCACGCCGGAAATCGCGCAGCTCGAGGGCAGCCTGCACAAGTTTTAC